AACAACCGTCATCATAACGATAGACTCCGTAACGAGGCCGAAGATGCGACCCACCGAGGTGGACAATCAATAACTCTGAACCCGACCACTGGATAAATTTGATTGAGGACACCCTTAAACCAAAAAGAAAAATAGAAACCATACATTATGGCTAATACAACTCCATCCCGATTGGGACAAATCAACGGGGCTAACGATGCCCAAGCGTTGTTCTTGAAGGTGTTCTCAGGAGAAATCCTGACCACCTTTGAAGAGATGAATGTTATGAAGGGTCTTCACACGATCCGCACCATCTCTAACGGAAAGTCCGCTCAGTTCCCGGTAACTGGAATTGCGACTGCTAAATACCACACTGCTGGAGAAAACATTGCTGACGCTGGAAACAGCTATCTTAGCACTGTTAAACACGCTGAGAAGGTCATCACGATTGATGATGTTCTCCTTGCTTCCACCTTCATTGCTAACATCGATGAGCTTAAGAACCACTACGATGTCCGTAGCATTTACGCTAAGGAACTCGGTAAGGCTCTTGCCAAGCGTTTCGATGTCGCGACCATGAAGACTCTCGTTGCTGCTGCTCGTTCTGCTACCACTATTACTGGAGGCAAAGCTGGTATCGCTATCGACGGAGGAGAGGCTGCTGACTTCAGTGCTGCTGTCATCCAGGAGAAGCTCTTTGAAGCTGCTCAGAAGTTGGATGAGAACGACATCCCGAACGATGGACAGCGTTACGCTATCTTGAAGCCCGGCGATTACTACAAGCTTCTCCAGTCTGGCGAAGATGTAATCAATCGTGACTTCGGTGGTCGTGGTGACGTTGCTACTGGCGCACTTCCAATGGTTGCTGGTCTTCGCATCTTCAAGTCCAACCACCTCTCTGACGTTGCTGTCGCCGAGGCTTCGCAGGACCAGGATGACGATAGCGCCCGTAACGATGTCTTCGGAGGAAGCGGAACCGGATACAACGGTGACCTCTCCAAGACCTTCATCATTGGTGGACACCCGTCTGCTGTCGGAACCGTCAAGCTTCTTGACCTCGCTACCGAGAGTGATTACAAGCTTGAGCTTCAAGGAACCCTGTTCGTTGCTAAGTATGCAATGGGCCACGGTGTTCTTCGTCCCGAAGCTGCGTTTGAAATCAAGGACGCTGACTAATCCCACACCAAGGTTTTCATCCCTGTCCCCTTCGGGGGATGGGGGTGTTACCTTCCCTTTCCTTTTTCTTTTATAATAACAACAACTATGGCTACCCTGACTTCTGAACTTAATGCGGTTAACACCATGCTGGGATACATCGCGGAATCTCCTGTTAACTCCATCGCGGATACAACCGCCCTGCCACCGTCAGCGGCATTAGCTAAAGGTATTCTTGATGAGGTCTCTCGTGAGGTTCAACAAGAAGGGTGGCATTTCAATACAGCTAAAGACTACACGCTTGAGGCTAACTCATCCAACGAGATTGTGTTACCTGATAACGTCCTTCAAGTAGATGCTGTAGACAACACACACGATGTGGTCCAACGAGGAAACAAACTGTTCAACCGTAAGGACTACACAACGACTTTCACCATTGATGAGATCAAGGTAGATGTTACCTTCCTTCTCGACTTCACCGAGCTTCCCGAACAGGCTCGACGTTACATCACACTCAAAGCATCCCGGATGTTCTCCAACAGGCTTGTTGGTTCGCGTGAGATTGAAGCACTTATCTATCGGGACGAGATCATGGCTAAAGCAGCTATGGAAGAAGCCGAAGGAACCAACTCAGATCGCACCATCTTTGACAACTACGACACCGCAAGTCGCATTGGGATTAACCGGAGAACCGACATTGCGTAATCATTAACACATGGCTAACATCACCACATCCGTCCCCAACCTGATTCAAGGAGTAAGCCAACAGTCTCCTCGTGTCAGGATTCCTGGTCAATGCGAGGAGCAGCTTAATGCTCTTCCTACGGTCACCAAGGGACTCACCAAGCGTCCACCAGCGCGGCTTATCAAGAAGCTGACCGATGCGAACGTCTTTAACAAAGGCGACATGATTCACTTCATCGAACGCAGTGCGACCGAACGGTATGTGGTTGTTATTGAACACAGGAGTCAGAGTGACCGCCAAGGTGTTCTTAGGGCTTTCAATGTGGACACAGGAGATGAGGCGACGATTGAGGGTGTTACTGGTGGTTATAACATCAATAACAATTACCTTACGATACCCAACGCTTCAGACTCCCACAAGCTGCTTAAGGCTCGCACCCTTGGAGACAGCACGTTCATCCTTAACACCACCAAGACTGTTGCGAAAGGCACGGAGAAGTCCGAAGCTCTCGACAAGACACGCGCATTGGTGTTCATAAAGCAAGGTGACTACGGTAAGAAGTATGGTCTTAAGTTCCGTGACACGGGGAGTTTCAGTGGATCAGGGGCGACATTCAATTTGACATGGGAGATTCACTATTTCAAAGATTTTGAGAGAGTGTCTTACCGCTTGGCATCTATTTCGGTTGCTTCGGGGGGAACAGGCTATGACGACAATGACTCTCCCACCTTGGAATTTTCCAACGTAAACTGGCATATCAGACCTGAGATTGTTACAACTATTGACGGCGGTGTGGTCACGGAAGTTAATTTAGTTCACAAAGGTGTGACTCAATACGGAAACTTAGGTCGATCATTTCCTGCGACTGCATCATCTTCCGCTCCTTTTGAGGAAGTATCTATTGTTACTGAGACAGCGACTGGAACTGGAAGCGCGAACGAACAAGTAGCTGATTCTACGTCCATAGCGCGAGAACTATACCTCGCTCTTACTAGTCAAAGTCAAACGCCAAAATACACACAAGCAGAAGAAAACAACGCAGCCGTAACCTCGAAATACTCATTCACCCTTAAGGACGGATCAATCATAATCCAACGCGATGACGGAAGGGACTTCTATGTGGAAGCCTTCGACGGTCTCAACGGGTCTGGATTAGGACTCGTCCATAAAGAGGTGGATGCCCTCAGTGACCTTCCGGTTCGCGCACCTGATGGATTCCGTGTGGCAGTCCGAGGGGACGCTGATGCTAACGAGGATGACTACTATCTTAGATTTGAAAGTAACGATGGACAAGCGTTTGGAGAAGGTGGATGGGTTGAAGACGTAGGCCCAGAACTTGAAGTCGCCTTTGACGCTAACACCCTTCCTTTACAACTGATCAACACTGCTCCTAACACCTTCACACTCAACACTACCGCATGGGGCAGACGCGAAGCTGGCGACGATGAAACCAACCCGTTCCCCTCCTTTGTTGGCAATACGATCAACAACATGGTCTTCTTCAAGAACCGCTTTGGGTTCATCTTCCAGGATATTATCGTGCTGTCTGAGGCTGCTGAACTATTCAACTTCTTTAGGACCACCGTAAGGACGCTTCTGGATACCGCTCCGATTGATATAACATCTGCCACCGCTAACGTGACTGACCTCCGAAGCAGTATTGCATTCCAAGAGAATTTGTTATTGTTTGGTAACCGTGGTCAGTTCGTCTTGAAGGGCGACCCGTTGACCAACGACACGGTAACACTCAATGCCATCACGAACTACAACTCGGACACCACCGCAGACCCGCTTGCAGTAGGATCGTATGTTTACTTTCCGTATGAGCGTGGAGAGTTCCTTGGAGTCCAAGAGTATAGCCTTAACGCCACTACGGATGTCTATGACTCCGATGAGATCACCACACAGATCCCAGCGTATATTCCTAAAGGGGATGTGTTATTTGCTGCTGGGACATCCTCAGAGGAACTCTTGGCGTTCGCTACGGGAGGCCCGGACATCTACCTTTACAAATACTTCTTTAATGGACGAGAGAAAGTCCTGAGTTCATGGGGCAAGCTAACGATGCCATTTGATGTCATTGGGATGCACTTCATGAAGAGTTCGTTGTTCTGTGTAGGCGACAAGGCCGGACAGTCAGTGATCTCTGAGGTTAAGTTTGAAGAGCTACGCTTGGAGGATGACACCACAGGAGGCTTTACGGTTCACCTTGATCTTCTCAAGAAGCACACCTTTGACCAGAGTGTTGTTACTGACGCAGTGGACATCACCATCGACCTAGGGTTCGTCCCGGAGAGTGGAGATGTAGTTGAGGTGTATGACTTGGATGGAAGGAAACTGAACATTGTTTCAATTAACAACAACACCGCAACCATCCAGGGCTTCTACAAGACATGCTTCTCTGGTCTTAAATACAACATGGAATGCACCTTGAGTGAGCCGGTGTTCAAGCAAGGCAACCCTCCGACATCCTCGGGACTCGCCCGGTTGATCCTTCGGAATGGCACGTTGTTCTTTTCGGATGCTTCAGCGTTCCAAATCGAGGTAACACCACGCGCCCGTGACAAGAGAGTTTATTCTTACAGTCCCTTAAACATCAACGTCGATGCGCTGGGGTCACGAGCTTCCGAGGAAGGTAAGTTTAGGTTTTCCATCTATACAGCAGCACCTGAGTCTGTTATTAAGATTGTAAATTCAAGTGCCTTTACCGCCAACTTCCAGTCCTGTGAATACGAAGCCAACGTCCACACCCGTTCAACTAGAATATAAAAACGTCTACATCCGTTCTGCACTCCCAAGTGACATCGAGGACGTAGGCGATAACATGCGGGAGATAGACAAGCTGGAGTGTTTGTTAAGCTCCGGGACTCGCCCTAGAGACGCTATACGCACCGGCCTTGAGACTGATTTCCATACATGGTCTATCTGCTCCAACAAAACCAAGAAGCCTTTGGCTTGCTTCGGGGTTGGCCCGTTGATGCCGAATGAAACCAATTACATCTGGTTGCTTTGCACGGATGACTTGATCAAAGAATCAGGTAGTGAGTTCGCCAAAGCCAGCAAAGCGTGGGTTAAGTTTATTGTTAACCACTACCAACTTCCTTGTGTCAACGAGGTCCACACCGAGAACACCCTAGCGTTACGCTGGTTGAAATGGTGTGGTGCTATTGTTGAAGAGCCAAAAGAAAACGATTTCTCCTTATTTACTATACACCCCAACGAATAACATTATTATGTGTCTTCCCGCTGTCCCCGCAATCGTAGGTGGTTTAACCGCTATAACATCATACGCTGGTCAACGAGCCGCTGCTAATGCTCAAGAAAAAGCTCAAGCTGAAGCCTCTGCTGCTGAACAGATTAGAGCAGGAAAAGCAAACACCGCTGTCCGTCTTAGACAGGCCCAAGAGAGCATCGCACGCGCACAACGTAAAGACGCAGCGCAGATCAAAGGGATGGCAGCCAAGTCCAGCACTACACTCAGTGCCCTCACAGAGGGAGGCGTAGCAGGACGCACCTTGGATATGTTAGAGCGAGACCTCGCAGCACAAGAAGCACGTTATCAGTTCTCTGAGGATCGCCAGACGAATCTACAAGCGACTCAAGCCGCATTCACCTTGGAGGAGGAAGCATCACGAACAATGATGAACCAGCTTCGGATCAATCGCCCGATCAAACAAGCAAGCCTTCTTGAATCCGGTCTTCAAGGACTGCGAGCGGGGATGTCTATGTCCCAAGCAATGCAAGGCATGGGCGCACCGGAAGAAGTAAATAAAGCTCTCGCCGGCGACCCCGTTGGGGCAGGTGGGGGTTCAATCGTTAACACTGGCGCACCTGTTGGACCTGGTGATCTACCCCCCGTAGGAATTAACGGAACCATGCTTCCAAAATACGGAACGATGCCACAGTAAAAACAAGATAACACACACCTACAAAAAGAACACTTTTCTATGACTCAGCAAGACGCACTACTTTCCTCCTTACTTAAGAGTGAGCAACGCCGCCCTGTAGATGTTAATCTCGGACAGGTTCCCATTACTCCTACTATTGGACGCATGGGGAACTACTCTGTCGTTACTCGTGAAACGCCGAGAGACAACGCAGCATTAGAACTCTCCCGTGCGCTCTCTCAGCTTCCTCAACTACTAGGACAGGCAAAGAACATAAGTGTTGCGGCGGGTTTGAAACAGGCTCAAGAGATGGATCTTGAGGAGATCGAAAAGAGATGGAACAAAGGGGACACCGAGGCTGAAGGATTCATGACATGGCTCGGGGGAAACAAAGCGTTCCAAGAGGCAGCTTATCAGAGGTTATTTGACGCGAGCATCAAGCCAAGACTCCAAAAGGTTTCCAGTGAGATTGATGG